GAGCAGACAGTAACACTTCCTGCTTCAGGTTCAGTTGTAGTTACAGCATACGCAACAGTAGCAACAGCCGTAACAGGCCTTGCAGCACCAGTAGGTTCTGTAGTTGCAACAATAGCAGTTCGTGATCTTGCAGGGGAACTTGCAGCAAAGAACGCAGAACTAGCAGTTGCTAATGCAGCACTTGCAGCAGAAAAAGCTGGACGTGCAGCAGACAAGGTTGCCTCAGATAAGGCGCTTTCAGATTCAGCAGCAAAACTTGCTACAGATAAAGCAGCAGCAGATCTTGCTAAGGCCACTTACATTGCAGAGTATAATGCTCTAGCAAAGAAGTGGAATGCAAAGCATCCAACTGCTAAGGTTAAGCTAAAGAAGTAAATAACTTCAATTAAAGGGGCAGGGCTCAGGCCTTGCCCCTTTAGTATTTAAATGATAGAATTGAGATATGAGATTTCATTGGATGGAAAGAGGTGGAGATACAAGTATTGGTCATCTCAAAACCATTTCGGGTATAGTAGATGAGTTTGGCTACGAGTCTATATTGCTTGTATACCATTCAAAAATAGAAGATAATTGGATTAAGGCTGCTAGAGTTTTAGACACAAACCATAAATTTAAATACATGCCAGCCATTAGAACGTATGCAATAAGCCCAGAATACTGTGCAATGATATGTAAATCTTTTTACAATATATCCCCAGATAGACTTATGCTCAATATTGTATCTGGAGATTTGCATGAAGAAGAAACATCGGTAGAAGACATAATATGGTTTGGTAAAGATCTAGATACTCCAGAAAAAAGATTAAAATATACAGATGACTGGATTTTAAAATTCAATACCCTTGCAGGCAATACGGTTTCTGAAATAGTTATGGGTGGACATTCAAATGAAACAAGGATCATGGCTGAAAAATATAATGCCACACACCTTGCTATGCTAAACATGCATAAGCAATCATATGAAAATCCTAATGTTATAAGAAATACAAAACAAATGCTATCATTTAGTATAATTATAAATGATTCGGAATCAGATATAAAGGGTATGCTATCTAGAAGCTTAGGGTCAGAAAGATGGACAATATATGGCAATAAAGATAGCGTAAAAGAACAAATAAAACAACTAAAGGATTTAGGAGCTACTGATTTATTAATTAGTCCTCATCCAGAAGACAGGGATGTATCATCAATACACTACCTGATTAAAGAAATGATTGGGGAACAAAATGGAATCAACTAAAAGAACATTATTAAAGACGCTTAGCTGGGAAACTTTTCACTTAGTAGGAGTTGCTGGAGTAATTTATTTATTTACTGGAGAATGGGAGTATGCTAGTTTAGGCGCTCTTATTTATATTGGTTGGGAAGCACTAGGATACTTTTTACATGAAAGAGTATGGGCTAAATTTGGGGGTAAAGTAAAGTAATGGCAAAAAGAAAATCAACAGCATTTAATGATACTCAAATTAAAAATGGAAGAATTGTTAAACTAAGAAAAGATGGGACTATTAAAGCCGACATGGGCCCATACAAGCAAGGCCCCGTGTTTAAACAACCAAAGGCTCATATAAATAATGTTTAGTGGAAAGTGTGAGTTTGGTAAATGCAGCAATAAGTCCTCAAGAATAGCATCAAGCCCACAGTTAGGCATAATAGACATTTGCAATCAATGCTGGAATGACAATTTTAGATCTTAATCAACTAAATGCTATAATAGACTAATGGATGGCTTCTAGACCCATCTAAATAAATAACCTATAGGAGAAATAAAATGTCAGACGGAATTAACTTAACAGGCTTTAATGAAGTAAAGCCAGCAGTACAACACAATATTGATGCACACTATTCAGATAATCAAGGCTCAGCTTTTGCCTCATCAGATATGTCATCACAAGGCAATGCAGGATTAAACCAAGAAGGATCATCTTCAGGACTTCCAATCACTGGAGCAGATGAATCAGACATGCCAGGGACATACAAGTAATTATGAGCCTTTTTGATAAAAAAGAAGTAGTTGCACCTACAATGGAAGCAGCAGTAGCAGAAGCAGTTAAGACTGTAGAAGCAGTAGTGCCAGCAGCGCCAGTTAATTCTGGTTTAGCATGCACAAGAGACACAAGAGGCGAAGCTCCTTGTGCAATAAAGAATTGTGAGAACTGTAACTAATGTGCGTTGAATGCGGATGTGAATCAGTAGGAAGCCAAACTGGAATTACACCAGTAACAATTACAGATGCTTCAAGAGATGGCAATTCAGGCTTAACACTAAGCATGTCATCTACTCCAGAGCAGACAAGACAATTTATTAATGAGTAGTTTTCAAAAAGAAGATGGCACAGGAACCACTCCACCACCAAATGGTGCAGCAGCAGGTGCCGTTACTAGTAATTCAGCAACACGCAAGCAGCCACGTCAAGGTCTCAAGACAGACATAAATAGACATGGCATACGTCGTGAGCTAAATACAAATCCAAGGCCTCCAAAGAGAACTGGTAGAAAAAAGATATAATGTGTAAAAGTTGTGGGGCATGCTCTAAGGAACATGCCCCTACAATTGATGATGCAATAGATGTTGTTTTAGATTCAGTAATAATTTAATTTTAATAGGCCTGGAGTTATGAAAAAATTTAGAAAGCTTTTGAATAACGCATATACTTTCCTACCTAAAATGTATCAGGGCGCTGAAGTTCCTGAATACGATAAAGCAGTAGACTTAACTGTTCATACTAAAGCTCCTGGAAAATGGTTGTTAATTGATTTGGAAACTGGCCAAGAATATATTGGTAGCAAAGATCCAAACAAGTATGGCAAATGGATGAGATTAAAAGATAAATAAGTATTAAACATTGCCCTATAGCTCAGTTGGTAGAGCACCGCACTGTTAATGCGGTTGTCCCTGGATCGAGGCCAGGTGGGGCAGCAGAGAAATACCTATTGACTAAACCTATTAGAAATGAGATAATATACTTATGCTTAAAAGACCAGCCTGGATATTTGACGTAGATGGAACACTTGTAAATGTTGACCCAATCTTAGATATATTGTTAAACCAAGATAGGGCAAGTGATTCTTTCAAAAGAAATTATGATGCCTTTCATAAAGAATCAATTAATTGTGAGCCACATAAAGACGTTGTCGATATGGTTTGGGAGGCACAAGAAGACTTTGACGTAATTATTGTTACAGCTAGAAAAGAAAAGTATAGAGCTTTGACTGCACGTTGGCTAAAGAATAATGAAGTACCACATGATGCATTATTTATGAGGCAGGATGACGATCATAGAGAAGATTATGAGGTAAAAAAAGATATTTTAGAGCACATAAATGTATATTGGGATATCAAGCATGCAGTAGATGATAACCCAAGCATTATTAGATTATGGGAAGAGAATGGCATAGAGACTACCAAAATAGGAACATGGGATGGGATTAAAAGATGATAGTTGCTCGTTCTGATAAAATACTTGTTTGGGAAAATATATCTGAAGACCTCTCCCTGCTTAAAAATGATATCTTGTCAGAGTATGAAAAAAGAAAAGATTTATTACCTAAACACCATACTGGATATAGAATGGTTATGGATAAGTCTATGCCTTCCAATAATCAATTAGATGAATATTTTGCTCCATGCCTAGAAGAATATGTTAAGGAGTACGGCCTTGACATAAACAATAATTATTCTTTTTCAGACTGGATTTTAATCGGATGGACTGTTCCAGATAGGGGCATGCCTTTGCATAATGATCACATAGCTGATGTATCATTGACAGGCGCAGAATTTGAGCAACCATTTTTAACAGCTATATTTTATTTATCTCATGAATGTGAGGGTGGAAATTTGGAGTTTCCAGACTCAAACTTTATTTTAAAACCAAACAATGGAACTTTAATCCTATTCCCATCTGAATCAAACCATGAAGTATTAAACTATATTAGTGGTGAAAGAATAGTTATTCAAAAATTTGTTTTTAGAGGAGGGGATGGCTCCTAATGATTATTGGGCTTTCTGGATACGCTAGATCTGGCAAAGATACTGCTGCTGATCGTTTAGTTGGCAAACATGGATTCTTACGGTATTCTTTTGCCGAACCAATGAAAGAGGCTATGTATATTTTAAACCCAATTGTTGGGTCAGATAGCATTAGCCCCTTTAAATACAAAAACTTAGTTGACACATACGGATTAGACAAAGCAAAAGAATCTTATCCAGAAATACGCAGGCTTCTTCAAGTGTTTGGCACAGAAATTGGCAGAAATATGTTTGGAGAAAACTTTTGGGTAGACCTAGCATTAAACAAAATTAATGTAGACAAAGCTGTTATTAGCGATGTTCGTTTTAAAAATGAAGCTGATGCTATTAAAAAAGCTGGCGGTCAAGTTTGGAGAATAAATAGACACGGAATCGGTCCAGTAACAGACCATTCATCAGAGATTGATTTAGATGACTATAATTTTGACCATATAATTGATAATGATTATAGCGTAATGGACTTGCATAATATTATTGATATGCTTTTAGGCAAACAAAATGTTTAATTATATAATCTGTGCCATAGTTGGCCATAGGATAACAAAAGCTGGTGCATGTCCATTTACTGGCAAAACTTATGATGTATGCCATAGGTGCACTCAGCTATTTGTAGTAACTCTTTAATCTGGTATAATATGTATATGAATACCAATATCCCTCCATGCTTTTATTGCCCAGAACAAAGCAAATATTCAGAGCCAGAACCAAAAACTGGTGAAACAATAGACGTGTGCGATAAACATTTTCATTTAAAGTATATGGGCTAATGGCTTACAGTAGGTTTTTTGATAGCGATATATACATATACCCTCATGTAGATGGATATATTTATTGTGCAGCCTGCCTACTTTCAGAAGAATCCGAAGTAATCAAAGATGATGAGCACCTATTTCTTCATTTACACGAGCATTTTAAGGCGGCCCATGATGTACCAGAAATGCTTTACTATGAGATTATAATGGATGAAGATCGATACAAGCCATTGACAGATTGAGCAATAAATAGTATTATATAGATATATAAGCGACTTTGCTTCTATTTGAAAGGATTAACATGTCAGTATTTGATTATAGCTTTACGGATAATAATGGTAATGAAGTAGATTTAGCACAATTTAAAGGCAAACTACTACTTCTTGTAAATGTTGCTAGCAATTGCGGCATGACTCCACAGTATGAAGGACTACAAACACTTCACAAAAAGTATGCAGATAAAGGTTTAGTAGTTATTGGTTTCCCATGTAATCAGTTTAATGAGCAAGAGCCAGGTACTGACTCAGAGATTAAAGAATTTTGCCAAACAACATATGGAGTAGATTTCTTGATGTCAACTAAAATTGATGTCAATGGAGAAAATGCTCATCCATTATTTAAGTATTTAGTTTCTGAAGCTGATTTTGATTCCATTCCTTGGAACTTTACAAAATTCCTTATTGATGATAACTTTAGATCAATGAGCCCAACAACAACTCCAGAAGAGATTGAAGTATTTATTCAGGGTCTTTTAAAATAAGTGAAGGAGCCTAAAATTATGAAGATGGATTGGCGCCCACTTGGATATTGGCCTGTTTACAAAGACGGAAAACTTACATGGGAAAAGTATCCAGATAATGTTGTATGAATTGGTAGAAAGATACCTTATGCGCCCTAGACGCCTTAGAATGGCAATACAGGCGGTTGTAAGAGATAATGATGAACTCTTCAGTTTGCTTGAAAAATCTAAACTAGAAGAACCAACTAACCTGACTTGGTCAGAAGGCGATACATGGTATGGTTGGACATATAACCCAGTAAAGAAACGATATTACTTTGATGATATTGGTAACGAATCATTAATGGGCTTATGGGAAGATCAATGGCTAAAAGAAGCCGACAACACAGATAGCTTTATAGACCATAGCAAGCAAGCGCCTGCTGATGTGCTTGCAGGTAAGTATGGCGCAGGTGTATACTTGGCTTATGAGCAACAAAACCATAACAATTAACGCTTATTGCGTTATATGCAAAAAAAATGTGGTTGGCAAGCTAAATGAAATAATAGTTCTAGAATCAGGCAAATGGCTTCATATAGGAGAATGCCCAGATTGTTTTTATCAGATAAAAAGAATCATAAGGACAGAAAATAAAGGAATGGTATACTAAGACTATGGAACTAAATAAAATTGTAGAAGATATCAAAGGCATGCTACAGGATAGCTTGTCAAAATCAATAGACCCTAAACCAGAAGATCTTACAGATGAAGAAATCTCAAAGTCTTACGAATCAGATAACGAAGAAGAAGACAACTGGGATAACATAGAGAAAGCTTGCTGGAGAGGCTACAAGCAGGTGGGAATGAAAGATAAAGGCGGAAGAAGAGTTCCCAATTGCGTACCAGTAAAGAAGTCCCTATTTGGTACAGAAGGACCTCAAACACTAATACCTAGAAACTCATAATGGGAATATTAGATAACCTAGAGTCTTATATAGACTTAGATCTAGTAGACAGCTTTGACATGAAAGAAGATATAGATAAGGAAGACTTATAATGGCTAAGAAAAAAATTAAACTACCACTTAAGCTATGGAAAAACCCAATTAAATATATTAAATTCCATAAGGCGATGAAGCAACTTAAAAAAAGTATCTAATACCTGTGATACTTACAGATGATGCAGTAAAAAAAGTTGCAGAGTTGATAATAGACTCTCAAATAACTACACCTGGAAGACAACAATTCTTAAGAGTATCTGTTCAACCTGGTGGATGCTCAGGACTTAGATACCAAACTTACTTTGACTATGAAGAAAAAGAAGGCGATGTAATATATAAGTTTGAAGGCTTTGATCTTAGATTAGATAGAATGTCAGATCCTTATTTACGGGGCTCAAATTTAGATTTTGTAGACACAATAGAGAAGCAAGGTTTCACAATAGATAACCCTAACGCCCAAGGCTCATGTGCTTGCGGAGATAGCTTTAACTAATATATATTATATTTAATCTATTATCGCTATATTGATCTCATTTAGTGGGAAAAAGTGCGGCGGTAGAGACCTATTGACAGTACCTGTCATATATACTATAATGTAAGTATGCATGATCACTTATTCCAATTGGACCTGGACGGGCAGGTAACCTGCTCTAATTGTCATTGCATGGACGATGAACGGGATAATTCAGGTTCCTATAATGGTAGTAGAGCGGTTTCCGAAACCGACAATAAAGGTCCGATTCCTTTACCTGAAGCCCTATTTGAGACACAGAAAGATTTTGAGTAATGAGTAAAGATAAAAAGTTTCCAACCTCTCACCAACTTAATAAATGGGAAAGAGAAATGAAGGCAGCTGGCTTATGGCCAGAAAAGATACAAACAATTAATTTTAAGAATCCTAGAATAAAAGCTAGAAAGATGGGGGCAGTTGCAAATTCAGCCTCAGTTAAACCCATTACAAAAAGCCAGGGTCGTCAGGTCAAAGATATGGTAGCAGGAAACAAAAGATTTTGGACTAATGCAGAATAATGATGTGTTCAAATAAAGATAATATAACTAATACCCTACCTGATTTAAATCAATCTGGATATGGGTATGATGAACTAAAAGATTTTGATATGGGACACAGGGGTGGTCCAAGAAATAGAATAATTCCATTTAGGGGACCAATTAGATGATATACCATAAACACCTATTAGTAAATGCTAAAGTACACAACTCAGTAATGTCTGAGTCCCAAGGCATTGAATTCCTACGCAATTTGGTAGACAAGATCGACATGAAGATTATCAAAGGGCCGTTTGCTTCATATGTAAACGTAGAGGGTAACAGAGGGCTAACAGGAGTAGTTATGATAGAGACTAGCCATATAGCTTTCCACATATGGGATGAAGTCAGACCAGGTTTGGTACAATTTGATCTTTACACCTGCGGCCAATTGGAATTAGATAAGGTAATATCTTTATTTAAAGATACTTTTGAAGTAGATTCTTTAGAGTATGTTCTATTTGATAGAGAAAATGGATTTAAGGTTGAAGCAGAAGGAAGCCTATAGTTGTTAATCTAGTTAGATAGAATATATATACTACCATATTGATCGCAATTAGTGAAGCGGAAAAGTAGAGACTATTTTGTCACTACTTGACAGAAAGTTGTAATAGTAATGGAAAGCTCTAAAGAAATATTGTGGAATCAAGAGGTCATTTTAAATAAAGAGCTCAGCCTTAATGGATTTAGCAACAAGGGTGAAGGAAGTTTAAGGACCAGGCTTCCTATTGATTTTGGCGATAGTCTAGAGGTTAAGTTTAAAGCGTTTATTCCATCTGGAATTACAGATGAGGCAGCTATTTTAGATTTAGATTTAGATTATTCTGCAAACTCTAAAGATTTTGTATCAGTTTTAATAGATCGTGGTCACATTAGCGTGATATTTCAAAATAATAAAGTAAAAAGCGTGTACTGGTTTAAAGCCATAGAGTATAAATGGATTAGCTTTGACATGGTTTTAGAAAAAAATAAAGTCTTTATAAAAGTAGGACAAGATCATTCATGCTATTTTGAGTTTGAAGATCACATTTATGTAAGTTTTGTTTCATTTGGCAATAATATGCCAAAGGACGGGTTTGATCCAGTTACAGCAGTAAAGTTTTTAATTAAAGATATTGATATAAAAACATCCTATTCAAAATATAGCAGTATTAGTGAAGCGGAAAAGTAGAGATGAATTTTCAATCTGAATCAAAACGCTCAGGAGATGAATTTGAGGACCTTGTCCTACAAGATTTAAAAGAGCGTGGATTTATTAATATAAAGAAAGACG